ATAAAAAGTATGCAAGCAGCAACGGACTATGTATACAGTCTGCCGTTAACCAAGCTCAAAGCGCACACCACAGATCGGGAGTCGCTTTACCGTGAGGGTTTCCCTCCCGAACATGACTAAGCCTGTGGGTTCCTCCTCGCCTGCCCAGCGACAGGAGAGCACGTATACCCCCATTACGCTCCCTTCGCTCGATCAGGAACCCACAGGTCTCCTCCGAGAGCTACGGATCAAGTCCTGGGGTGGCCCCGGCCCGGCGAGGTTGAATTGTAGCGCATGGCACCCTCGATAGACCCCACGGTGGAAGAAATCACACAGTCACACCACGGGGGGGCTGTGGGTACGGAAGGGGAAGGAATCCTTCCCGATTCGCCCCCTGCGGCGAATAACTCCACTATTCTACGCAAGCACCGTGGCCCAGACAAGAAACCCCGCCGTAAGTACCCCAAGCGCGGCCCTGGAGCCAGGGCTGACCTCGGGATGGGTCAAGAGATGCTCGTGGGACAGATGAAGTCCCTCGGGGTGAGTACCCATAAGATCGCGGATATGCTGCGGATGAGTCGGGCAAGTGTGAACACCATCCTTGCCCGCCCACAAGTCCAAGAGTTCATCTCCCAGACCCGCGAGGCTATCAGACATGTCACCCTGGCACAAGTCCAACAAGCCCAGGAGAACATAGGGACGTGGTTACAGGAAGTCATCCAATCCCGTGACCCCAAGGCATTTGATGCCATCAGTCGGGGAGTCCTCGCCCTAGAGAAGACCTCCTCCAGTGCCAGTGGGGAGAACCGACCCGTAGGCACTCAGATCGCCATTGTCACCGGGGAGTCCCAGCGCGAGCAAATGGGTGGAATGCTCAAGGAACTCCTTGAACACTACGAGACCATCGAGATTGCCCCGCCCGCCACGAAGCCCTGACGAAGCCCTCGCTCGGTTTGATTCCCTCAATCCCAGCGAGCAGAAAGCGACCTATCGTGCCCTCCAGGATGAGGTCCTGAGGCGATGTACGGATGATGGGCTTTTCTTCCTCAGATTCGTGAAGACTCGGGATGAGGTTGATCCTGATAACACCGTAAAACCCTTTCCTCTTCACTATGAGTACCTCCGCGTCCTCTGGCAAGAGATGGAGGCGTACCAGAAGGTCATCATTGCCAAGAGTCGCCAAGTATTGGTCTCTTGGCTCGCGTGTGCGTTTGCGGTGTGGTGGGCCAGGCGGAGACCCAATCAGTACGTCGTGTTGCAGACGCAAGTGTGGGACGATGCCACCAAGTTAGTGTGTATGGCGGGTGGGAATCGGGATGCGACGTATTTAGGTCGCTGCCAATTCATCGAGCGCCATATGCCACCGTGGATGCGATTACCCATCAAAGAGTCTGAAGGGCAGATTACCTACCCTCACGGCTCTATGATTGAAGCACTCCCAGGGGGCGCAGATAAGGTACGGGGGAAGGTTCCATCCTTGGTCGTGGAGGATGAGTTCGCATACCAGCAGGAAGCGCGGGGAGTGTGGACTGCCCTCGCACCCTTGGTACAGAAGGGGATGAAACTGGTGATCGTGAGCACGCCCAACGGGGCGGAAGGGTCAACGTTCTACCATTTGTACCACGGAACCCCCATTCAGACCCCCACAAGCGGATGATTCGCGGGCTCACCCTTTCAGATAATGCGTTTGGGTTCCGAGTGGCACGGGTCCATTATTCATGCTTACCTGATCGTGACCCACTCAACCCCGATCCCATCCTGGCCCAGCAAGCCAAGGACTGGCTCGAAAACCAGCGCCGCCAGTGGCCTGATCCCAATGACTTCGAGCGTGAGTTTGAGATCAGTTTCTACTCGGGGCAGGGTGCGCGGGTGTTCCCGCAGTTCACGACCAACTATCACATCGCCCCACTGACGTTTAATAAGTACAAAGTGATCTATCGTGGGTGGGACTTCGGGTGGCACGCGCCCGTGTGCCTATTCGCACAAATCGACCCAAAGGACCGTTTGTGCCTCCTACAAGAAATTGTAGGGAATCAACAGACCACCTCAGACTTTGCGAAGAAGGTGATCCAACGGTCAGCGGAGTGGTTCCCCAACCATGTTCCTGGGTTTGAGGACTATTGCGACCCCGCTGGGCAACAAGTCAAGTCCGTGGAGAGTGAGAAGAGTGAGCGGAGGGATATTGAGGTACTTGGGGGCTTGGGGATATACCCAAAGTACCAGTGGGGGTGGAGCCGGAAGGATGGCCGTTCCCTCATTCACCAACTCCTCAACATCCGCTCTGATACCACCCCATCCCTCTATGTGGATGATCGAGGGTGTGCCCTCTTGGCACAAGCGTTCCTTGGGCGGTATGTCTATCCCACCCACACCGATGGCACCATCAATGAGGACCCGGACGATAAGTCGCATCCCTGGGCGGACGTGATGGCGGCGTTGCGCTATCTGGTGATTGGCCTACACCCGAGATTGGGCGTGAGTCGGTTCCAACTGGGGAAAGTTAGCAACTTTGTTAGTAGCACCTCTGCGACCCATGGCTACGGGACCCGCAAACGTGGATCATAGTAAGATCATGGTCGCCATCCCCACGAGGGGATATGTCCTCTGTTCCTTGGTCACGCGCTTGATGCAACTCCAAGAGAAATACCCCGACATTATCTACCATGTCGAACAGGGTGGATTGAGTGTCTCCCATGTCCGCAACAGTATCGTCCAGAAGTTCCTCAAGACCGACTGCGCCGTTCTCATCCAAGTGGATGATGATGTGGTCCCGCGCATGTCCATACCTGAAATGGCAGATCATCCGTATGATATTGTGGGTGCAACCTATCATATCTTCCGTCATGAGATGAACCTTCCCTTCCCGGGGGTGTTCAAATGGACGGGGACGACCTACCGCCCCATTGATGAGGTGTTTGGGCGCACGGGGTTGGTGAAATGTGACGCGGTGGTGACGGGATGTATGGCGGTTAAGCGGCAGGTGTTTGAGCATCCTGAGCTGACCGCGCCCTTCGCCATGAAGTATACTGATGAAGGGCTTATGAACTTCAGTGATGATATCCACTTCTGCCATCGGGCGCGTCAATTGGGATTCTCCATCTACGCAGATTATGATAGACATGCGGATCACTGTCCCACTGGGGTATCCATGAACCTGCTCAGTTATCAGTACCAAGAAGCCTACATCCTCGCCATGCAGAAAGAGCGGGAGAAACCGCGTATCGTGACGCCCAATGCTTGACCCCGAACTCATTCCTCTTGAGACTCCTGAGGAACTCCCCGTTGATGCACTCATCGAGGAACTCCTTCCCATCCCCGACGCTGAGACCCAACAGGACTTGGTGAGCACAGTCCTCAGTGAGCATAATGCGGCGGTGACGGATCGTGCAGACTGGGAAAAGAACTTGGCGGTGTGGGAGGATCAGTATTTAGGGAACCTCCCCGAGAAGACTGAACCGTGGGTGGGGTGTGCCAACTTCAACGTCCCTCTCACGATGCTTGGGGTCGAGACCCTCAAGCCTCGCCTGATTGAGGCCATCCTTGGCTCTGATCCCATCGTGTATGCGATCCCGACCGAGGGCGCAACCGAGAAGCGTGCGGCCACGACTCAACTCTTCCTCAACTGGCAAGCCCGCACAGAACTCCAACTCGAACCGCAAGTGGAGGAGAGTGCCCACCTGTTTCTCAATCCCGGTGTGGTTGTGGGGAAGGTGCTCTGGCGCAAAGATGTGCGCCGGGTGAAGTCCATCCGTCGATTTCCAGCGGGGACTGATCTTGATACCATCTTTCGGGACTTATTTGGGCTCGATCTCCCTGAAGAGTGGGAGGACAAGGGTGGAAAGCGATGGGAGGGGTTCTTCCGTGAGGCGGGCGGTGCCAAACGGAAAGTATCCGTCCGATTCCAGTTTGATCCTCAAGAGATTCATATCCTTATGGATCGAGAGCGGGTCTTATTCGACGCCCCAAGGGTGGACCTCCTCAAAGCCGAAGACTTCGTGGTTCCGTTCCATGGTGGGGGCAATGTCCAGCGCCTTCCGTGGTGTGACCAAAATATGTGGTATAGCGAGGATGAGCTTCGCCAGAAGGTGGCCCAGAAGCGATTCTACAAGGATGCCGTCACACGACTCATCGAAGGGGAGCCCGGACCTGAGACTCCCGCTGGACAAGATACCAGTGTGCAAGAGGCCCGTGATCGCTCCGAGGGCGTGACGCCAGACCCCGCATCCTCGGTGAAGAAGGACGAGTATCCCGTGATTGAATCCTATCGTCGCTACGATATGGATGAAGACGGGATGTCCGAGGAGATCGTGGTGTGGGTCTCTCCAGAGTTACCCGATATGATCCTTGGCTGGGATTATCTGGATAATGTATATTCTCACGGGAAGCGTCCATATGTGGTTGGGCGGTATCTTACACTCCCTGGACGGTTCTATGGGCTCTCCTTCCCTGAAGTGATCCGAGACGTACAGGATGAGATCAACACCATCCACAACCAGCGCGTGGATAGTGGAACCATCCAGAACACTCCGGGGGGATTCTTCCGCGCCAGTATGACCATGGGGCCGGGGGCACAGTTTGTCAAGCCTGGGATGTGGACCCCTGTGGATAACCCACAGACCGATGTGCGTGAGTACAAGTGGAACGGGACACCTGTGTGGGGTCAGAATGAGGAGGCGCTCCTCTATCAGTACTTTGAGCGTCTCACTGGGCTCACGGATTTAGCCCTTGGTCGCCAACCCAACCGTGTGGGTGCGACACGAACCGCAAGTGGAACCGCCGCCCTCTTGAGTGAGGCTGGATTACGCTTCAAGACCTCCATGGAGTCCTTTCAGCGGTTCTGGCTGGAGATATTTGACCACATCCTTGCCCTCGATCAACAGTACCTTCCCGATGGGAAAGAGTTTAAGGTGACTGGCCGTATCCCCGAGGTGATCAAGATGGCGTCCCGTGAGGATATCGGCGGGAAGTATAAACTTCGCCTCTCCATGACCACGGAATCCCTCAATAAGGAAGTCCTCCGTGAGGACGCCACCGTGAAACTGAATGTGGCCCTTCAGAGCCCCTTTCCCCTCCAACTGGGGATTATTGGCGTGAAGGGGTTGAGGCGGCTCTACCATCAGTACTTCCGCGCCTTTGGCGAGCCCGATCCCGATATGATCCTTGAGCCCGAGCGTGAGCAGGTGGTGCATACGCCTGAGCAAGAGTTGGCGATCTGGGCGGCAGGGGACGACGTGGAACCCTCCATGATGGAGGACATTCCTACCCACCTGGATCAACATATGCAGCAAATGCAGTCCCCTGAGTTGAGGAAGTATCCTGAGATCATCGCCAAGCTCCAAGCCCATCTCTCCAAGACCATGCAGAATGCTCAAATGCAAGCCATGGTGAATAATATGCAACAGGGTGGGAAGGGTGCGGGGGCTAAACCAGTCGCAGGTGAGCAGACCATGAACGCCAAGATTGGTCAGAATGCTCCACAGAACCCGGCCGGGTTTGGTGGGGGAGGCGGGATGTGATTGATCCTCAGTTAGCCTACGATGCCGCACAAATGCGGGAGGGGGTCCAGAGCGCATTCTGGAGCGTCCTCAAGCGTCGGCTAGAGACTGCACGGGATATGGCGCGGGATCGTGCGCTTAATCCCATGGAATCGGACGTGAACACTCACCACTGGCGCGGGGTGTATACAGGGATTGTGGACCTGTTAGCCCTGCCGGAGCGGATCATTGAAGCCGATCAGCGTGCCCAAAAAGATTAAGCGCCTCACTGAACTTCCCATCGTGGAAGTGGAGTGGCGGGATGCGTGTACGGATGGGGGATGGATGGACTTTGAAGAACTTCAAACCCATATCCCCCTGGATTGCCGCACCGTGGGGCGTCTCGTGCGAATGGATAAGCGCCAACTCACGCTCCTCCCAACAATCTGTATCAACGGAAAGAGTTCCGTTCCATGGGCCATCCCACGGGAATGGGTCCAGAAAGTGACCATCCTCAGGAAAGGGAAGAAATAATGTCATATCCCGAAACGCTAAAAGTGGGCCTGCCCCGTAAGTCGCGGAGAAGTAAGAAACTAAAAATGTCGCGTGGGAGCGTCACGAGCCCAGCGATGCCCATGAGCCCAGAGGTGCCCATCTCGCCCGCGCAGCACCCCCTGACGCGCCCACAGGATTTCCCAACCTATGGCTCCATGAAGTCCAATGTCGCGTGGGGCGATGTGGGGGCCAAGCGGCAAGAGGAATCCGTCAAGGTGGGTGGATTCGATGCTGGCGAAACGGTTTACTGTTAAGGAGCGTATATGAAAAAGCTGCATATCCCCGGTGGAATCAACATTGGTGAGTCCCGAGTGAGCGAGGGTGACAAGCACAAGGGATTCAAGAAGAGTGGAAAGGGCGCGAGTAAGATTACACCCTCTGGGAAGGCCCGCAAGGGGAAAGCGTAATGGAAGCGCATAGTCAGACTCCTCCCGGCGCGAGCAGTGGATATATTGGTACCAGTGGTACAACGGGCTGGTGGCCCACCCCAACCACTTGTCCCACGTGTGGGCGCTGCCCAACGTGTGGGCAAGGTGGATATA